TTACATGTTCGCGATGATAGCGTCGCCAAACTCTGAACATTTCAGCAGCTTAGCGCCTTCCATCAGGCGTTCGAAGTCATAGGTCACGGTCTTGTTGTTGATAGCGCCTTCCATACCTTTCACGATAAGGTCAGCCGCTTCGAACCATTCCATATGACGCAGCAGTAGATTTAGAAATTCATTACATTCTATTGAATTTGATAGCTTTTATGCTTAATAAGCATCCAAACTCATTATTTTTATCTTCGCCATAACTCGTTGATTTTGTATAGTTTACGTAGAGTTTTGATAACCACTTTAGGGCTAAATGGAGGTTCGCTTGAGCACATCCCTTTCATGCCCGCATTGTGCCATGAGCGGACCTTTAGCCTTAGTAATCTGCTCTATGTATTAACATACAGCTGCAGTATTGCTTTTGTGAGGATGAACTGCAGTTCCCTATACTTAATCGTGAAATAAATTAGTAAATTATGGTCTGAATTTTCTTTAGCAAAGTGCTGATAAATCGCTGTGGTGGCCCATCGCGCGGGCCATCACAGTTAAATAACTATCATAATGACTTATTTCTGGCTGAGGCTTTCTATGATTATTTTTGCTAAATTTTCTGGTTGTAACTGCCCAAATGATACTATATCTTTATTTTTAATTGTTCGTTTTAATTTGGCATAATCCTCTTGGTTAATAGCGTTTGCATCAGAAAAATAAGCATACCCCTCATCCATCTCTATATTGGTATAGGTAACCTTTGCTATGTGTTTTAACTCAAAATTAATATAGTCCGGGTGGTAGTTTTCTAGGATGCTCTTGGTTTTTGTTTTAATCTCAAGAAGTTTTCTGATGTTGTTTTCACCAATTCCGCTCGTCATTTCACCTTTGCCACCGGATTTGTGTGACATAACTGAAAAATAATCTAGATTATAAATCAAAGTCTTTGATTGATGATTGAATGAATAATATATCGTTAGTATGCTATCAACGTCCGATGCGTAATTGTTAACCGCATAACCTTCGTTTGTGATTTTAATTTTATCAGTTCCTGTCGGTATAAATTCTTTTGTATACAACTGATCCTTTTCTAAAACGAATAGAGGCGAGTATTCCAATTTGGAAATTCTATTCTGTTTTTCACTTATAGTGTAGGTAAAATAAATTGTTGCTAAGGATAATAATATTTGGGCGCAAGTGGCGATAATATTAAATTTACTAGTGATTTTACTATTTTCTTCTTCCATACGAGAGTTCCACCTCTTTAAGTTAAATTTCAGGTATGCGCTGTGCATTTTTATAAATACGGACTATTAAACTTAGCAAAAATCCAGCCACGACAGTTAGTTGTTTTCAAGGTATTGCATGATAATCCGTGCTTCAACAAGAAAGTTGTAGCGAGCTAAGTTCACATGTTATTGAGACAAACTGCTACTATAGCTTGGGTGATTAAGGAACACAGCTTGGTTTTGATGGCTAATCAGTTTATAAAAAATTCCCCGAGGGGCTGACAAAAAAGATTGAAGTTCCGCTTTTCGCTCAAAGCGGACGTTATCTTGCATTGAATGCGCGGGCACCATCACTTTTACTATGCCCGCGCGGTCGGCACATCCGCCAGCCGTGTCGTGTAACACGGCGACAGCATCTCGCGCTTCATCTGCCACGCCTGCTGGATGCCTTGTCCCGCAAAATACAGGGTTCCCCGCCCCTGCCGGTTGAGTTTGTCCATCAGTGACATCAGCGCCTCGCTGTTCGCGCGCGGCGCATTTTCGTCAAACAGGTTCAGCTGCGCCACGCCCTGGCTGAAAAAGTCACCCAGCATAACGCCCGCCTTCTGGTACCGGTGGCCGTCGCGCCAGACCGCATCAAGGCAGCGCGTCGCCGCGGCAATGATGTCGCGCGTGTCCTGTGTTGGCGTCAGTAACTTTGTCCCGCCGTGATTGCCGTAATACGGTTCAGCAGAGAACGGCGACGTTTTTACGAACACCGAAATGTACCGGCAGAACTGATGCTCGCCGCGGAGCTTTTCCGCCGCGCGCGCTGCATAGCTGCAGATAGCCTGGCGCATCGCTTCATAGTCAGTGATTCGCTCCCCGAATGACCGGCTGCAGACGATTTCCTGTTTCGCCGGGGCAAACTCCTCGATCTCCAGACAAGGCTCACCGCGCAGCTCGCGCACGGTGCGCTCGAGCACGACGTTAAAGTGTTTGCGGATAAAGCGGATACCAGAGGATATTCCTCTCGGCTCTTGTCAGAGTTTTTTTAGCCATCAAAGAGCCTTAATCAATTTCCCATGGCTTCCTCTCCCGAGCCATGTTGTTGTTGGCACGGCCAACTGTCTTTGGATCGGCAGTCGCCTGGCGTGTAATTCGAAGACGGGTCGCCAGAGAGGACGCCGATCGAACTTCACGCTCACGCATTGTAAGCAGCTTGTCGTAGCGTTTCAGGCCGTCTTCGCGGGACAGCCACTCCAGCTCGAACTCTTCAATCTGGGTGGTGAGCAGCCGGGCCTGCACCACATGGCGGCAGTACATTTCCATCATGTCGCGGTGCGTTTCGGTGAATGAGCTTGCCGGGTTGTCATTGACCAACCGGATCCAGACGTTTATCTCCGGGTCGCTGAGGTGTAACGACGGCTGTAACCTGCTTTCAGCCAGAGCCGGAAGCGAGACAGCCGACGTCGCGGCAAGAGATTTCCTGCCTCGCTGAGCCATCGCATTTTTCCTTTTTTTCTGGACGTTTTTAAAAAAAAGACTGAGGGCGCGGTCTTTAAAAATTTGCTGCCAGAGTTTTGCCCCTCCCCCCTGTCCTCACATCCCAAGAAATGAGAATCAGTCTCATTTCTCGATGATCCGCAGGTTTTCGGGGTAAGGGCGGGCTGGCACCAGTCGTTCATCAATGCCAAGCGGGAAAGTCAGGCTGACCGTCGGCAGCGTCTCGCCAACCTCGTGACTGAAGGTGATCGCGGTGACGGCGTTGAAGCTCACACCATCAATGTTCAGCTCCACCAGCTTGCCGTCGTGATATTCAATCTTCAGATCTTTCATTGCGTGCTCCTGTTACCAGATAACCCGGCCTTCACTGTCGAACTCAGTTACCGTTCCGCCCTTCTCAAGGCGTTGCTTAACCGAGTCGTGGCAGCGTTTGCATAATGACTGAAGATTGTCCGGGTCATGGAAGAGGGTTTCATCGCCTTTATGTGGCGTGATGTGGTCAACGATGGAAGCGGACACTACCTGATTTCGCTTGAGATGAAACTCGCAGAGCGGCTGCTTATGCAACTGATGGTAGCGAAGGCGGTACCAGCGCTTCGTGTTATAGAGGTGATGCCAGGGTGAACTGGAAGCCATATTCACTCCAATAAAAAAGCCACCAGCTAATGCCGGTGGCGCACAGTTGAAAGACTCTCGATTGCTCAGCACATGCGAGGAGTAATAAACAATGTCGCAGTAGCGAACCTTTAAGTGTTTTTATATTTTGAGAGAAGGCCAATATAAATTAATGGGAATTAAATTATTCAAATCGAACTCTACCGCCAAAAAGCTCAGTAGTGATTTTACTTCGTTCTTCTATTCTGTTGGCGATTTCTGGTATTTGTCTAACCTTATGCTCCCAAGCTTCTACTGCTTTACAGATTTCTTCACACAGGAAAGGCACACCAATCTGTAATTCATCGTCAAATCTATTAAAAGATGCCGTAGTAGGGGTAAGATGAACCTTTCCTTTTTTTGTGATGTCACTAGCCTCATGCAACATTGCATTACGTAGCGCATAGCAAAAATCAGCTGTAAAAAAAGCATCAAGCTTTTGAGCTTTATAACGTGCGATCTCTTCAGGGCTTAGCTCAGCAGCAAGACTTGGCGTGGATCTTTTTACACTCTCATAAACATTTTCAGGACCAGATAACTCTTTAAGATTTTCATTAAACCAATTACGGTAGCGCTCTCCATTGCCGGATTTTGGATTCTCCACCTTCCCACATATATCAGGCAATGACAGCGCCATAAATAAAGCTGCGAACCAGTTTTTCTCTTGCAGCGAATGTCTGATTGAATCAGTAAATCTCTTCATGAATACTACCTCAAGGCTGTTCGTTTACCTCAAGATATCATAACACCCGGATTGTAAATTAGATGTTTATCAATTTTTCACATGCTCGCGAAAAACTATCTCAAACTCAATCAACATTACCACATGCACTCAGTGAATTTCTGTAGTAATGCTTTGTCGTCAATCTTCAAGCTCTGATCTCTGTTAACCCTTTCAGGAGACGTATAGCCAAGCGCTCTCTCCAGCTTAAGTTTCGATGCCCCCCACTGGCTTTAATTATTTTTGGTGCGTCTTTGGGCGGATAAACGATACGCACTGAATTACTGTCAAGCGCGTGATACGCCTCAAGCAAAACATGCTTGGTTTGAGGAGGTTATCCTTTGTTTCCATCATCAAAAGACACGCCCCTGCAATACCCTAACACTTGCTCGCCAAGTCTGATCAATACTGTCTCATAATGACCTCTACGGTTATTTCAGACACTGTGTGCGCACATACTCCTGCAGGCCAGTCAGTTGTTTTGTGACAGTTTCGATTCGCTCTCTGAGGGTGAAATAATCCCGTTCAGCGTCGTCAGTAAGTCGGGGGGCGGTGCCATCATCCACGCGGGTGGTGCCGGGTGCTCCGTTCGCGGGACAGGTGGCGTTGAGCTGCAACCGCTTACGGCCAGCAGCCACATCGCGCTCAAGCTGAGCAATATTCTTCTGAGCATCCGCTAAGTCCTTCGTATATTTCTTGTCAAGGGCCGCTACGTCGCGCTGACGGCGCTGCATAATCTCAATGTCATCTTTAGCCAGTTTTAATGCACGATTAACGTTGGTTAAAGATGCCTCGGCTTTTGTGAGCGAGACCCGGTAATAAAGTGTGACAGTGACGAGCGACACGAAAAGCAGCGGTTTCCACCATGCCCGCGAAAAGCTCCATAGCGCAGCCATCAGAGCACCCGGCGCGCTGCCGCAAAGCGGGCCTGTCTGTCTTCCAGCCCGTTCTGCCCACCGTTAATGATCTGCGTAACGCGCAGCAAATCGCCCGGATATTTCACACAGCCTTTGCTGGTATAGAACCATGCCGCAGAGCGCGCAGCGCTGGCCTCTTCGGAAAGCAGCTCTGGGGTGCTGACAAGGTCAAGTTTCAGCGCGGCGCCGCAGTCGCGGTAATTTTCGAGACCGGTAATCTGGATTAAGCCGCGACCGCGATATTTCCAGCCATCACCCGAAGCGTTATTACCGAGACGCTTGCTGTAAACCAGATTGGCGATCGCGCGCTGACGCTCAAGGGGCAACACCTTTTCATACGTGCGGCGGCCCAGCATGTTGGCCTGATCCTGAGTTAACCGGCCAGCCCGGACAAAACCGTTCAGCCCTGCGATGCTGTAGTTGAAGCTCTCCACCAGCCTGGTAAAACCGGTGCTTTCATGGCCGACCTGCGCAATGAACATTGCCTGATCAACCGGCGCAGTGATGCCGAACTCGCGCATCGCCGCATCGATGTGCGGGAACCAGCGCGCAGTTAAGCCGGCGCTTAAACCAGCCGCCTCCTGAAATTGTTGTTGGTTCATTCGGGCCTCAGTACCTGAAACAGGCGCGCCACGTTACCCCGGGCACGGAACACGGCGGCGCAGATGATTAAGTTGATGATGACCGACGCCCAGTGTGTGTGGGCGTAAAAGTCGAAGGCGTAGCGGAACGGCACGGAGGCATACGCCAGAATAATCAGGTATGCCAGCCACGATGCCCACCAGCGGTGACGAGCACCGGGCTTACGAAACAGCATCAGCCTCAGCACAATGGCCGAGCACGTCGCTACGTTGGTCAGTACCAGCGGATCACTTATTACCATTGGCTCCCCCTCTCCACCGCTGGAACCACTGCGCAGGGTCTTGCTGGCTGGCGAACGTCAGGATTTTAATCGTCAGCGCAGAGAGGATAACGGCCCCCAGTGCATCAAGCGGCTTGTCGCTGTAGTGGGTCAGACTGGCAAGCTTGGAACCCACCAGCCCGGCACCGTAAACGCCAGCGATGTAAGAAACAACGAAATAGGCGGCGCGCCGGATCAGGGTCAGGTCTGCCGCAGTGGCAATATAAAAGACCGCACCGGCAAACGCGCCAAAAATTACGCCGTAATCTGTGCCGGTCAGCAGTCCGTAGATACTTGCACCAGTAAGTGCAGCACCTGCCGCGACAGTTCCCGAAACCGGATCGGACATGTACCCCCCTCTTTTGCTGTGCATCCTCTCTGAGCGAGGGGAAATGAAAAAGGCCCGCCGAAGCGAGCCTGTTGTGATAACGAAACTGAACATTAATACAAATATTGTAGGCGCGATAAGCGTCTTGACTTTGTGACCACTTTTAACACAATAATTGATTTATCGCGTACGCGTTAGTTATATTAGAAAAAAACGTGCTCTCAGGAACCATAATGGAAATTTTAAAGTATTCAGTCCCCATAGTTACCTTCTTCCTCGGTCTGTTAAGTACATCGTATGTAGAGTCTATAAAACTTAAAACGAAGAACAGGCAACTGAAGAACGCGGTTACGGAGGAGTTAAAGGACGAGTTGAGTGACTTGGACAAGCGTATTAAAACCGTTGATAAAAGTATCAAAACAAGAAAGTATAAGCCTAACAGTTTTGTTCACATTAGTCTTCCCGGACCAATTGATTTCATAGTCCTTGATAAACATCTAATTGAAATATATACAGATATATCTAGCCATGAGCGAAAGGCTTATAAGAGATTATTAGATCTTAAGAATGGAATCGCTCAAAAAAGACAAAAGGTACTTGAAAATTTCAACGGTAAGAATCAAGACTGCTTATCAATTGAACAAGCAATGCTCTATGAGATGCTTTCGCTATATTATATCCTTAACCAGTTAGTACATAGTAAAGATAATTTTTCTTTCCCGAGCATTGGAAATGATCAAGTTGTGAAGGATGCAGCTCTAGCTCTGGGAGTTGAATTCCCTTACTATGGGTGAAGCGCCATCTAGGCGCTTCCGCTTATATATTTAACATGCTCACACAGCCATTAATGAAACCTAGAGCCGTCTGTAAATCCTTTCGCACAGTTCCATCGGAGCACTTGCGCTTTTTTGCTATTGCACGTAGCGATATGCCAATGACAAAATGAGCAATCACTAGTTCATATTCTTCATGACTACATTTTTTAAGACAAGCAACGCAACTATCAATAAGTATACCTTCATCATCATTGCACTGTAATCGAGTTCTTTTCCCATGTGATATTAACCCTTTAAAACCTGCTGCAATATGCTGCCAGTCTACTCCGCTGTTATATGAAGAAGCCCAAGCTCCCCAGCGTTCCATTTTTTCATACATGTCGCGCATTATTCTCTCCACAAAGTAGTATTAACCCAGCACGCCGATCGCGAGCGCCCTGTCTAAAAAACGAAAAATCAGCTCCAGCTGTGAGCCATATTTTTCTTCGAATGCCACGGTGTCCCGATGGAGCTCGTCGTGATGCTTTCTGCACAAAGGCAATACGAAAAGGTCATGGGCTTTGGTACCCATCCCGCCCTGCCCGTGGCCGATCAGGTGATGGGGATCGTCTGCCCGCTGGTTGCAGCATGCGCAAGGCTGCTGCTTAACCCAGCGGGTGTATTTCTCGTTTTCCCAGCGCCGCCGCTTTGGCCGCAGCATGTAATTTTCAGGCGACTCAGGGTCGATTGTCAGCGCAACCACCCGCATCTGTTGCTCGTGCGGCTTGTCGCAGTTCATTAGCGTCTTCACGGCACCAGCACGCTGTGCTTTCGTCTGTACTATTTCAGCCGCCGATGGCCCCGGCACAATATCGCTTTCCCGCGACACGCCTTCTACTGGTAAAGGTTGAAGGCGCAGCGCGCGGCGCGCCACACTGTCCGGCAGCGCATCAGTGATATCCATCCTGACAGCCCACCAGCACAACTCCGGCAGAGTCAACTCGTGGGTATCGTCAAAGGCAAGGGCACCGCGCGCGACGCTGATAATCCAGGCTATCACATTCGAACGGGCAATTGCTGACAGGCGCTCAGTAAAATGTCCGGCCAGCTGATTATCACAGTGCCAGCACAGACGCAGCGCGCCGGGCTCATGCCGCATCGTGGTCAGCTCATGGTGATGGTACTCACTATGCGGCCACTGGCAGCCGCCCTGCTGCTTCATCAGCCAGTGCTCCAGCCCATTAATGCCACCAGCAGCCCGGATCACCCGCTCATCAGTAAAGAAGACCTGCAGCCCCTCGTCATCAGCCAGAGGCTGATGCGCCGGCGGAACCGCGCCGCTCGGGAACCGTGCCATACTTTCAGGCTGAACCTCCACCAGCACGCGCCCGTTTGCAAATATGGGCATCAGTTCAGGGCCGGGGCGCAGCAGCACGATACCCATTCCGCGCGCTATTTCCGGTGTTAACAGAGCTCTCACGCTGCGTTCCCCTTCGCTACATGCTCAGCCCACAGCCCACCTATCCACTTAATCCCCTTAGCTGTGAAACGCGCCTGGCTGAACGCGTGGTTGGATGTGGTGGAGGTGCCCGTTTTCACTTCGAACCGTCCGGCATCAATATGCTGGTGGCGCGGCGTCAGTACCCCGCCGAGGCGATACATAATCTCGTTGTCGATCAGAAACAGGCGGAAATCCGTCTCTTTGGCTTTTAACAGCTTTGCCACCTGACGGAATGAGAGCGAACCGCTGGCGGAGCAGTAGCGATCCACAAACTCCACCTTTGGCGCCGCGGCGGCGAGTTCCTGTGCCAGCCTTTCCTTTTGTTCGGCCAGATCCGCAGCAAGGCGCAGTGCCTCCGGCAGCGACCGCGGCACGCCCGGCTGCTGGCTGCTTTCCAGTTCCTGCCAGCGATCAACCAGGCGCGCGGTAAACTCCGGACATAACTGCGCCACAATGACATAGCTGTCACGTTTGTTAACCAGGTAGTGGTGGTATTCCTGCCTGTTCTGCGGGTGGGTGTACGGCAATGCCGTATACCCTTCAATAACGCTTTTCTTCATTAACCGCTCAATGGCGGTGCACACGTCGGTATGACGTGAACCGACAAGCGAGGCTATTTCCCGGCTGGACATAAAAAGCTCCTGACCTGCCAGAGCCGCATGATGCTTAGGGCAAAATGAAATCGGGTGTGTCTGGTTCATACGTTTCTCCATCTGTCAGGCGGCTGCACCCGCCACAAAGTTACTGATCGTGATTTCCACCTTCCCTTTGCTGGTTACCGGGCCCCATTCCACCAGCATCTTTTTCACCTGGCTGTCGTCCTCCCAGACATGGGCCAGCGTCAGCGCATCGAAAAGTGCCTTCAGATAGTTATCCAGATCGCGGCGTTTCCGGTCAGGCGGGTAAAGCACCACCTCCACCGCCAGCAGGCTGGTGACAGGCCTGGGTATGCGCCGCAGTTGCTCAAAAACGGCCGCTGCGGCATTGCTCTGATATTTGCGCCCGTCGGCGCTGACAAGGTGACGGCCTTTTAGCGGCCCCTTAGTCGGGGCGCGCCAGTAGCTGTTAACGCTGGGAGGAAAAGGCAGGGTCAGCTTCATGCAATTGCACCCCGCCCTTTCAGGAAAGCCACCGCGCGATCGCGCGATTTGGCCTCACTTTCTACCATCGCACGCAGCAGAGAAACCGCCTCATCTTCTCTGGCGATGCCGTTGATGGTGATGCCGCGGGCGACGCCTTTTGATAACGATATGGCGCCTTTCTTCTCCAGCGTACGCAGCATGTCTGTCGCAGCGTTGGGTGAAGCGGCCCCCATCAGCTGGGCCACTTCTTTCTGTGTCGGCGGGTAACCGTTTCGTCTCTGGAAATCCGCGAGCATATCCAGCACCTCCTGCTGGCGACTGGTAAGCAGGGATGTTTTTTTCGTTTCAATGATCATGCGGCTACCTCCTGCTTCGCTTCACACATCTCCGGGAGATTCGCACGGACCAGTGCCTCAGCAAACGGTGGCGGTACCGCGTTACCGCAGCGTGCTACCTGCTTATCCTTCGCGTACTTCTTACCGCTGTAGTCCCGGTCGATGATGTACCACTCCGGGAATCCCTGTGCGCGATAAAGCTCATGCGGTTGCAGCATGCGCATGCCGATATCAACGATGCGATAAACCACGCCACCGACCGTAACCAGTCCGTCGCAGTTTTCGCCGCAGTATTGCCGCAGGAACTCGAGAGCCTGCTGAGCGCGCTCTTCGTCGTAATGATCGACTGCGAGCTGAGTTTCGACTTCGCCAACATGAAGGCCACCAGCAGTTAGGCCCGGTGCTGGAGCATCAACGACACGGCCGTCGCGGCAGGTACCTCGCAGCATAACGAGATGTGAAGTAACCAGCCCGTGGTGATCGGTGGTTGTGACTGTGTGCGCCGGCGCGTCCATTGCAGCGCCCGGCCCTGTGTAATTTCCACCGAAATGTTTAACGAGGTTCGCCGCGACGAGCCCAAATTTATTGCCACCAGCCGTTACCGTACCTAAAGGTTTTTCGAGCTGGAGAATACGAGGAGCCTGACCCTCCCTTTCGCCATACCCCATCTGGATCAGCGTTGAAGTCACAAGTTGTGATTTACCGCCGCCGCCAGCGGTGACCGTAGCGCTCGGCTCGTCAGCGCGGTGACCGATACTGTTTCCGAACTGTCTGGCGATAACTGGCGCTACAACACAGGCGCGGGACTCTTTGAGGATTGTGTGAGCAGGCTTTTCCAGAGAACGCGGCTTTGCCTGGTATTGTGATCCCCCGTTTCCAGCCATGAAAGGCGTCAGCATAGCCTCAACCAGCCCAAGCGCATGACCGTTACCGCCCGGCCGCGCTGACGTTCCTGCTGTAACTGTTGGCGCTGGTTCACTGACTTCCTGCCCAGTTGCGCCGGTGCGGAATTTAGTCAGGTGGGGTATTGCGACCGCATAGCCGTGCGTTTTGGTAATGGTTTGCAACGGCTCACCCAACGCCTGGCCGCGAAAACAGTCGTATTTGCTCTTTGTAGTGGTGTGATTGCACTTCACGATGAAAGGAGATGCGCTATCGATGACGAACCGCTGGATACCACGCGCAATTCGTTTAAGCGTATTCTCTGCAAGAGGCTTTTTGCGTTCAAAAATAGACGTGCATTCCAGCGACCAGTCGATGCATTCCGCCGCCGTGCGCCACGGTTGTAATTTCCCGCTCTGCACAGCCGGGGTTTTAGGATCGCCGTGAGTTGGTTCCGGCCAGCTCACCGCAACACCGTCACAGCGCATGACCATAAAGAACCTTTTACGAATGGTAGGCGCTCCGAAGTCGCACGCGCGTAGCTCACGGTGATCGACGGCATAACCCAGACCGGCGACCAGTTGCTGAGCCAGTTCACCCTGGGCAGAAATCCCCAGAAATTCACAGCACTCCATCAGCGCCGGATGATCCGGCGAAATTCCGCCGGACAGCATTCCACAGAACGCTTCAAACGTTTCACCGGCGCGCGCCGGATCAGGGTACATCCCGGCTTTGAGAAGCGGCCCCCACGTTTTAAATTCCTCCACATTCTCAAGCATCATGACGCGCGGCCGCACCGCCAGCGCCCACCGAATTACGATCCATGCAAGTCCGCGTATCGCCTTCTCAACGGGTTTAGCGCCCTTCGCTTTCGAAAAATGCCGACAGTCAGGTGAGAACCACGCCAGGCCAACCGGGCGGCCTGCGGTTGCTGCTACCGGATCAACATCGAATACGCTTTCGCAGTAATGCAGCGTTTCAGGGTGATTTGTGGTGTGCATAGCGATGGCGTTTACGTCGTGATTGATAGCAATATCCACGCTCCGGCCGATCGCCATTTCAATACCTGTGCTCGCACCGCCGCCACCAGCAAAATTATCCACGATGATTTCTTTCACGCTGCTTTCTCCATTACTGAGGCCATTTCGCTGGCGGCTTTTAAAATTTCCGGCATCGGCATTCTTTCCAGCCACATGCGGTTTATGTGGTACTTCACCTTGCGCTGGATGCTCTCTGTTAACTCTTTTGTTCCAGTTATTTGGCTAAAAATCACCGTTACTTCAGCGGGCCATTTTTCAGGTAACTCTTCCGGCACTGCGGGAAGGGGCGTTACAGGAATCAGGCGTTCCGCTTCGCGACGAATCTGAGCAAGAAAAGCATCGCCGCGCGCTTCCAGCTCGTTGCGGCTGATGTAACTCATAGTCGGGCCGCGCCAGGTCTTATCGAATACCACAATGGCACCCGCAAAAAACGCGCCGGACGGGATCTGCTTTTCATCTTTAGGGACGAACCATGACGGAAGATCGAAACCGATACGGCCACGGATAAAGGCGACGTGATCTGCATCCTCCGGCCACCAGACCTCGCTGGTGGCCGCCTTAATCAGGAATACGTAGCGCCCGCCTTTTTCCCGCATCGCACTGGCGTGCTGCATGATGTAGCGCATGCCGGTGATGTAATCCCCGCCGTGCCGGGACGCGCGGCTATACGGCGGGTTGCCGAAAGCGGCGCCGTTGAGTTCGGCCAGACGCGCCGACCAGTCCTGCGTCAGCGCGTTATCTTCGGCGGTGTAATAAGCCTCGCATTTGGCGTTCTCGCCATCAGAGAACAGGTCCAGTACGAGCGGGCCGCACATGGCGTTGATGCCCCAGAAAATATTGTCCGGCGTACGCCACTGATCGCCGACTTCCTTAAGTTCGTGAGCCGGTTTGCTGCGCAGCGCCGCCAGCGCCTGGTTATAAACATTCAACGTGTGCATCACAGTTCCCCTACATAGTTACCGGCCAGATAGCAACGGCCTTCTACGTAACCAACGCGGTTGCTCATCTTCAGGCACTGGGTACGCTTCTTCGCCAGCCGTTCGCGGTCCCGGTTACTCTTCGAGGCATCGAACGCAGCCAGGTAGGCATGTGCGGCGCGGCGCCACAGATTCTGTCTTTCCAGCTGGCAGGCCAGCTCTTCAAAAACCTCGTGTTTCAGCTTCTCGTTTTTCATGATCTGAACCCCTCCGGAACCTGGCTGTAATCAACACTGGCATAGCTGGCTTTAAATGCGCTGTTGTCACGCTGCACACTGCGCTGTTTCCACTGCTGGCGGGACGGGCGTCCGCGCTCTTTCCAGCGGGTGGCGCTCAGCAGGTAGCCTTCAAGCTTGCCCGGGACGAACAGCGTCTGCGGGCGCATGTAGTCGTACATTTCCGTGTCGTGCCAGTGCTCGTGTTTGTAGTCGACCACGAGCTGCAGGTCTTCCACGGAATGCCCTTCGCGCAGCCGGGCCCGGATGTTCTCCAGTGAGGATTTCGAGTTCCGGTAACGCGCGCCGGTGACCAGATTCAGGTGCTTCAGCACAGCAATCGCTTTATCGGTGATCAGCTGCTCAGCGTCGGGTTGCCCGGCAACCTGACAAGAAGGTTTTTTATCTGATGGTTCTTGTTTTGAAGTTACTGACGGATCGTGTCCAGATTCTGGACCCTGAGAAGCGCCGTTTTTGCGGTTTTCCGGACGTTCAGATTCTGGACGTCCAGCTTCTGAACCTTCGGATTCTGAACGTCCAGATTCTGAATGTTCAGAAACTGGCCCCTGAGAATAAGCACCGGCAGCCGCCTGGCGCAGGCGCGCCACATTCAGCGTGTAGATGTTGGTACCGCTGCGCTGGCCCTGACGGCGTTCTTTACGGGTCAGCCATCCGTCACGCTCAAGCTCACCAACTGCGGTAATAACGGTGCTGCGACCGGCGCCAATCTGGCGCGCGATGGTGTCGACGCTGGGCCAGCTGATACCTTCATCGCTGGAAAAATCAGCCAGGCGCGCCAGAATCAGCAGCTTCGTGCCTTTGATTCCGGCACTCGCGCAGCCATCCCAGACATAGGCTGATAACTTAACGCTCATGCATCCACCCTTTTGAACTTCTCGCGGAACCGCTCAACAGGCTGCATGCAGTCGTGCGGGTAACCCGCGCGCCGGAAGATAACCTGTCGTTTTTCTGGGTCGTAACCCGTGACGTGGACTTCAGTTCCCCGCCAGTCGCGGTATCGCCTGTTAAGTTCCTGCACGCGAAAGCCTCCGCCTGGCGATTAAACTCCCCTACCATCTGCAGAGCGAGCTGGTAGCTGACGGGCACACAGTGGCCTGATAATATCACTGCATACCGGTACTGCACCGGACCGGCTCCGCCCGGTACCGGCAGCGCAATAAGTTGCGACCTGCGGTAACGTGTTGTTAAACTGTTCATGCGTAGTTTCTCCACTATTGAAAAGACGCGCCCGACGCCTCGAGCTGCACACTCGGGGCGTCACCTTTTCTGGTGCTCATAAACACTTCCACTGCCTGGTCTGAAACCCCATACAGCGCCATGAATCCCATGAACCCGTGGAACTGGTGGCGAATGGTCCTGCGAAACAGCTCTGAGAGCTTTTTGCGTTCATGACGGTCAATTACCCCATCCTCCGCCGCTTCAATCTGCGCCTGCGCCAGCTGGCCTTTCGCCGCGCTGGTTTTCATGTCGATCGCGAACAGGTCCACGTTGTCCATGCTTTCCGGCTTCGGAACGTCCACCAGCAATTTGCCGACGCGCGCCGCGGCATATTCCGCCAGCATTGATACGCCGGACAGGTCCTCCATGCGCTCAAGTTCGGCCAGCGTGAAGAAGCGGCTGCCGCATTTCTGGTACATGTGGTTATGAAAGGTGTCGATGCTCATGCCGAGATCGGCAGCCATCCCGAGGCGGCCGGCGGGGTGCGCCTTACACATCGCGCTGATTGCTGCTTTGATGTTGTCTACCATCTTGTTTGTCCTTTGGTAGTTACGGCTAAGCCGCTTTTTCGTTACGCTTTTGATAAAGCGAAGCGTCGTATTTGAGCTTTCCTTTGGTACGAGCAGCTGCTTCTGCTGCGCGACCTTTCGGGATTAATTGCCCGGGTCTTGTTCGCCATTGATAAAAAGCTTCTGGCGACACTCCAAAAAACTCAGCAGCCTTGTTCGGTGAGCCAAAATACTGCTCAAGTTCAGTCGTAGTCATAGCGTCCTCCTAAGAATATTTAGATATTATGATCTAATCTTTTTTAGGTCAATAAAAACTAAGATTACTTAGGTTTTCATTTCTAAGGGTTGAATCGTGGGAACACTTGGCACGCGGTTAAAGGAATTAAGGAAGCAAAGAAAGCTTACCCAAGGCCAGCTCGGTAAAGCGCTCGGGGTTTCAGATGTGACGGTTGGATACTGGGAAAGGGATTTGAACGTGCCAGGCGGTAAATCGCTAACAAAGCTCGCTCAATACCTTGGCGTAAGTGAAGGGTTTCTCTTGTACGGTCGGGAAGATGAAGCTAACGTTGGACCTGCACCTGTTGCCGCGCAACAAATTCCGATCATTAGCTATGTCCAGGCTGGTGCCTGGTCAGCTGAGTGCGACGCCAGAAATCTTGATGGAACGGTGGATTATATTTTGACGTCAGAGTTTCATTCTCGTTGCACCTTTGCCCTCAAGGTCAAAGGAAAATCTATGGAACCCGATTTTGTTGAAGGCGATGTAATCATCGTAGATCCCGAATTACGCCCCGGCCCAGGCGATTACGTTGTCGCTAAGAATGGCGGTGACGAAGCCACATTTAAGAAGTATCGAGCACGCGGAGTCAGCGAATCCGGCGAAGAAATATTTGAACTCGTGCCGCTCAACGAAGACTACGCTGTCAGAAATTCCGCTAAAGAAAAAATTCATATCATCGGGGTGGTTGTCGAACACCGCCGGATGATGCGCCGCAAGTAAATCCTTCCCCACCCCAGAGAATCTAAATTAGTTTAGGTTTTCTGCTTGACCTTTAATCTAAGTTATTTTAGATTTTCGTAAATGAAAGCGAACAGGCAGGACGCCCACGGAGTAGCCGCCGGTGGCGCATGAATGACCAGATGATTCGCGCAGTATTCATAAAACCAAGCCGTACGACTCTTTGTGGCGGGCCTTTTTTCCTCGATGTCACGGTCCCGTTAATTTTTACGCAACACACAAGAGCATCACCGGGCGACGGGCTCATAACCCAATCCACCCGGGCGGAAATCCTAACCGCAGGTGCTCTTCTGTGTTGGGTGGAGAAACTACCAGGCGGCCAGTGCAGATGGCCGCCCCCTTTCACGGGAGTGAATAAAACCTGTTTAAACAGACTTACCCCATTTCGCAAGGGTAAGGTTGCTATAACCAAAAGACAGCGCGGTGCAGCGCAAAGTTAAGTGGAGGAACATGCAGTGAATTATGAAATTACTCAGGAGCTGCCTAAATCTGGCCACCAGCTTGTAGTGCTGTTGGGCACCCAAAACGGCGTATATGAGTCCGCCTCTCTTGTTCAGCGTATGGCAGCACAGCTCGATATCTTAGGTGCAGTGTTAAGCGAAAAGACGAAGCTATGCGAAGCCTTGGTGGCGGAGAACTCTTATCGACTGCCGAGAACTGCCAGCGAGCTGTCGCAAGGTATCAGAAATGCGCTCGATGCCTGCTCTGACTATCTGGATACTGACTGCGTAATGGATAGATTGAGTATCGAATACGACCGCACAGCGCCAAATAAGCCTACCATTTTATGAGGTGAATGACATGCTTCAGATGATGACTCTAGAAGAATGGGCTGCGCAGAAATACCGTAGTAATCCACCCAGCCTTAATACATTACGACGTTACGCCAAGCAAAGCATGTTTACCCCGCCAGCACGAAAAGAAGGCCGGTATTGGCGGGTACGAGAAGATGCGGAAATAACCGGCAATATAACTCAACCATTAATTAAAAGCTCAGATTCTCCCCTGCTTCAAAGGATATTGACCGATGGCTGCTAGACCCCGCAAAAATAACGTTAAAGTGCCAAACCTTTACCCACTTTATAGTCGAAAAGTGAATAAGGTTTACTGGCGGTATAAGCACCCTGTTACCGGAAAATTTCACAGCCTCGGCACAAACGAGGCTGAGGCTATTGCTATTGCTGTAGAGGCAAACTCACGTTTAGCTGAACAGCGATCGCGGCAAATATTAGCGCTCAGTGACCGCATCGCTACCAGTAAAGGAAAAGCAATCAGTACAATGACGTGGCTTGAGCGTTATTGGAAAATTCAGGAAGAACGGCTCGTATCGGGTGATATAAAACCAAACACGTTTAAGCAGAAGGCAAAACCAATTTCGCTATTACGTGAGCGTGTAGGCACGAAACCCATCTCAGCGGTCGATGTTCGCGACATAGCGCAGATCCTTGATGAGTATATTGCTGCCGGCCAGTCAAGAATGGCGCAAGTCATTCGCTCGGTTCTAATCGACATTTTTAAAGAGGCACAGCATTTTGGCGAAGTACCTCCTGGATATAATCCTGCCCTAGCGACAAAACAGCCCAGGCGCCGTATCAATCGACAGCGTCTTTCTCTGGAAGAGTGGCAGAAGATATTCGATATCGCCGACGCTACCCACCGTTACATGGGGAATGCAATGCTTCTTGCTCTGGTTACTGGCCAGCGACTTGGGGACATTTCTAACATGAAGTTCACCGATGTATGGGACGATCACCTTCACATTATCCAAGAGAAAACGGGGGTAAAACTGGCTATTCCTCTATCCCTTAAGCTTAATGCGATTAACTGGAGCCTACGGGATGTAGTGGCACGCTGCCGGGATTATGCGGTGAGTCCATATCTAATTCATTTTTTTCGTGCTACATCCATGGCTGAGCGTGGTGCCCAAGTAAAGTCGAACACTATTACAATGAATTTCAGTAAGGCAAGGGACAAAGCGGCAATTGAATGGGGTGACGGTACGCCAGCAACCTTCCACGAGCAACGCTCTCTAGCAGAACGACTTTATGAAGCTCAGGGAATTGATACTCAGAAACTTCTAGGGCATAAATCACCAAAACAGACAGCACGGTACCATGATGATCGCGGTAAAGAGTGGACAAAAATTAACATATAGCCGAAAGAATAAACCTGAAGTCTAGATGATTCATTTTAAAAGAAATCACTCAACATAAATATATTTAGAAACAAACCAAATCATTGGCTTGCCGTCAATGACTTTGTTTTTTTCTTTGAAATCTTTATCAGTTTCAGATGCAGTAAATGTAATGAAATACATTCCTGCAGATTCAACCTTTGCAATATAATTCAGATTCCTTTCTGCTAAAATAGGTATTTTCCAGTTATAAATGGGTATGTTTTTACCGCCATCATTATCTGCAATCTCTTCATAAATATTCGGTCGATATGTTCTCAAAGATCGAACTTTGTCACCCTTAACTTCTATGGCGCTTATTGAAACTGATTTTTTGTCCAGCTTTATGTATATCGGTTCCGAACCGCTATTCTTTATAGTAATTGTTGGGGCAAGATAATAGCCATCATCCGCCTTTGTAAATTTAGCATCAATACTAAAAAAAGTAGACTCTGTATTCCTTATTTTTTGCTGTAGTTCAGCATATTCAGCTTCCGCTTTATCTTTTTGATGTAATGCATCAAAAGTATAAGCGCCCCAAACTAAAGTGAGTATTGCACAAAAAGCTATAGCTAAATTATTAAAGTTTGAATGATTAGCCCAAATATTTTTAGCCTGCCAAATAAGAAAAGCTAAAATTAAAACTAAAATTGCCCAACCCAAGATAATCATAGTCAT